TCACAGCGCGACCACCGCGTAGCGCGAGCCGGGGTTCATCGCCTCGAGCTGGGCGCGGCGAGCCTCGGCGGCGGACTCATCGACGAAGGCGTTGAGCTGCCAGTCGCTCCGCGTGAGGGCCATGCGGCTGATCGAGCCGTCCTTGTTCACCGACTTCACCATGAAGCGTGCGGTCGCGGCGGCCTGCTCGGTGGCGCGGTTGGCGCGCGCGTTGGCGTAGGCGCGGAAGGCTGTGGTGCTCTTGATCCTCATCGTCGTCCTCTCGTTCTGCGCGGGCGGCGTTGCCCGTCGCGAGGGACATACAGGCTTCGGTTCCCGCCCAGAGCAAGGCCGAACACGTCGATTTCATGCGTGTTTTCAGTTACTTGGAACAGCGACAACCTTTCGGGGACTTGGGGCGTCGGAGGCGGTTGTAGGCCCGCCGACGCCCCTTGAGGCTCGCCCGTGTTCACGCGCCCGTGGGCGCCGGGTTGGCGAACAGCGCGGCCGCGTCGCGCGCGCCGAGATGCGCGAGGTAGTGGCCGATGGCCCCCCGGAAGAACTCCATGCGGTTCTTGATGCCCTTCGCGCGCCAAGCCTCGTCCATCTTGTCGGCGACGTCCGCCTCGAGCCGCAGCGGGAGGATCTTCACATCGAGAGGCTCGCCGTCGCGCGCGCGGGTCTTGCGCGGGCCGATGTTGATTCGGCCCTTCTCGGCCTCGCGGATCTTCCAGATGAGGTAGCGGCGGTCGTCGCTGCCCGTCGAGCGACCGACGACCTCGAGGTACTTCGTCTGCAGCTCCTCGATCGTCATCGACGCGAACCGACCGCGCGGCTTCGGCGGCGTGCTCTCGGCGAGCGTGATCTCGGGCTCGGGCACCGGCGTCGCGCGCGCGCTGGTGCGCGTCGGGCGCTGCAGCTCCTCGGCGGGCGCGGGCGCGGGCTCGACGGCGCGCGCGGCCAACACCTCCTCGATGCGCCGAACGAGGAACTTCTTGTTCGGGCTCTTGGTGGTCTCCCCCGTCGCCTCCTTGAAGCGCTCCCACAGCGCCGGCAGCCCGAGGGCTGCGAGATTCTCCTTCTTGGACTTCGCCTTCGTGGCCTTGTTCTTCGTGCTCATGACTGCTCTCCTCGTCGGGCGCTGGGTACACGTCGCCCTTCACGCGCGCGCCCTTGGCTCGCGTGGTGGGCTTGCGCTCCGTAATGGAGCGCGCCGTCGCTCAGGTCGTCAGCGCTTCAGGCTCGCGAAGCACGCGAGGTCAATGGCGCGCGGGTCGCTCGACACGAAGCTGAAGCGTCCCTCCGCTTCGAGCCATGGCTGCACCTCGACGCGGTCCTCGGCGGTGACGCCGCCCGCACGCGCGAGGTCTTCCTCGTCGCGGATGTACTGCCCGTCCCGGTCCGGGTCGTAGTCGGCGCGCAGCGCGTTCTTCAGCACAGCGACGATGCGCACCTTGTGGCCGCGCAGGTATGCGTGCTCGGTGCCGTCGTAGGTCGTCGTGGTGCCGAGCGGCTTCATCGCTCCTCCTTGGCGGCGGCGAGCCCTGCGCGGTACGCGGCCTCGAGCGCGGCCTTCACCGACCAGACCGCGACGTCGTGGAAGTCGAGCGAGTCGCTCTTGCGTGTCTCGAGCGTGTCGATGTGGAGCGTCGCCTTCGCGATGGCGGCGAGCAGCTCGTCGACCGTCGGCTCCTTCTTGCCGTGGCGCTTCTTGTTCGTGGTCTGCATCGTCGTCCTCCGCGTTGATCGCCTCGCCATACAGGCTTCCGTTCGCGCCCCCAGCAAGGTCATTCCGTGAAGAACCGACCTCGCTGGGAACCGCGTGCGCGCTCAACGCGTGGCCACGCTCCACGCCGTCTTCGAGCCGTAGCGGAGCTGTTCGCCCTCGACGAGGAAGACGTCGTTCTTGGCGGTGCCGCGCTCGAGGCGGGACTCCTCGTCTTCGTCGCCATCGCCGTCCTCGTCGCGATCGGCGCGGAGCATCTCTTCGCGCGTCGTCACGCCTGCGAGGCCCAGCTCGAACGGCCAGTTGGGCTGCGACATCACGAGGACCTCGGCGTCCGGGTCCCGCTCCTCCAGCAACTCGATCAGCTCGCTCACCTTCATGTCGTCGTCTCCGTCGGGGTGGTCCGTGCGGTGCGCCCCGTTCGCGACGACATACAGGCTTCCTTCTGGCGACCTTCCAAGGCGAAGAAGCGAGAAATCGACCGGCGCGCGGAAGCCCGCGTTACCTCGCGAGAACTCCGCGTGCGGCCCTCACGCAGCCTTGTCGTGCAGGTCCTCGATGGCGTCCTTGAGTGCGACGAGTGCGGCCTCGACCTTGGTCACGGCCTCGGTCTGCACGCGCCCCATCTCGGCCACCTTGTCGAACAGCTCGCGGAGCTGCGCGTCCTTCTTCTCGTTCACGCGCCAGAAGGCCCAGCCGAGCACCGCGACGAGGCCGTAGGGGCCGGTCGCCTGAAGCCACGTCGCAACGCTGGTGAAGGTGTCCATCCGTCTCTCCTCTTGGTCAGGCCACGGCGGGCGTGGGCAGCAGGTCTCGAACGTCGGCACGGCGCACGCCGGTCGCGCGCTTCACCGCTTCCTCGAACGCGACGTCCGGCGCGAGCCCGGCCTCGAGGCGCAGCCACGCGTAGAGGACGAGCATCGAGCCGTCGGCGTGCCCGAAGTACTGGTGCGCGAGCACCCCCGGCAGCGGCGCCTTCGCGGCGGCAGGCACGAGGCCCAGTGCGAAGCGTCCGTCCCGCAGCCCCGGCCACACGCGCGGCACGGCGATGCCCGGCGCGGGTGCGCTCGTCGTCCAGCGCACGAGCGCGGCGACCGCTTCCGCCTGCGCGGGTGTCGGCAGGACGTACTCTCCCTTGTGCGCCCACGGCGCCTTGATGACGCGGTCCCACGGCAGGCCCGGCTTCAGGTAGCTCGGGTAGTACGGGTTCACGACCTCGACGCCGAACGACGGGCCGTTGTGCTGGCTCGCGTGCCAGAGGATGTCCGTCGCAAGGTCGCCGTGCTGCGTGAGCGCGCCGTCCGCGCCCATCACGAGGTGGACGCTGAGCCCGCGCTTCTTCAACACCGCGATGGTCGAGTCGACGCTGCGCGTGACGGTCTCGTGGATGACGAGCTCGACCGCGCGAGTTCGTTTGCCCTTCGGTGCGAACCGATGGACGCCGGCCTCAGCGAACGTGCGCACGGACAGCCCTTCAACGGGACACGTCGGAACGCCGCCGACGATGAAGCCGCCGCTCACTGGGCGGGCTCCTTCCCCTGGAGCTGCTCGACCGCCCGCGCTGGCATCCTCAGTCCCTTGTCGAAGAACTGCCGCATCGTCTCGGTCGCCATGGGGCGCGTGAGCACCTCGCCCGCCTTGTTGCGAATGCGCTCCACCACCCGCCCGCGCTTCACGAGCTGGGAGTGCAGCTCATCGACGAGCAGTCGGTGCAGGTGCCCCGCGCTGCCGTACTGCGCTGGGTACTCCTGCTCATCGACGGGCGAGCGGATGAGAAACTCGCGCGAGCGGCAAGTCGGACATTCGGGGAGCGGAACGACGTCATCCTCGATCTGCTCGTCGCGCTCGACGCCGACCTCGATGCTGGCTAGCGCAATGCGATTCTCGCGGTCGCACTTGGCGCAGCGCTGGACGAGCTCGGTGCTGGTGATCTCCTGGATGGCCATGCGTCTCCCTCACGCGATCGCGGTGTACGAGCCGAACCAGTACGCGGTCGCTCCCGCGCCGAGCGACTGGTACGAGAAGAAGCCGAAGCCATCGCGGTCGGCGTAGCCGGTGCTCGGTGTCCCGGAGAAGCCACCGCTCGCCGTGTTCACGCTGAGCGTGATCGACGACGGCGCCGCCGGGAACCGATTGCGGAACGTGACCCCTCCGCCCCCCGCGACAGTCCGCGTGCCGTTGAACGAGTTGGTCCACTCCATCCCAAGGCGACCGACCTCGCGCACCGTGCCCGTCACCTCGAACGCAGAGTTGACCGTGCTGCTCATCGGCAGGCGCCAAGTGCGCGTCCAGGTCGTGAACGTCGCGGCGAACGAGTCCTCGTGAATGAATTCGACGAAGTAACGCGCGAGACGGAGTCCGCCGCAGTACGTGCCGCTTGCGTCACGCACCCACTGCGTGCCGTCCCACGAGGCGTTGAACGTGAACCACACCTGATCGGTGTCCGCATAGATGCGCAGACGCGTCGCGGCCGTGCCGGCTGCGTTCGAGTCCAGGATCAGGGCCTTCGTCCCGCCGAGCGGCGGGATGCGGATGCTTCGGTGCTGGCCGGCGTTCGCCTCGTTGCCTTTGAAGTGATCGCCCTCGAACGCGTCGAGGACCTCGGCGAGCGCAGCCTCGACGTTGGCGGCGTTCAAATTCGCGCCCGCGTCGGCGACGGCGATGGCGCTCGCGGCGTGCGCGCCGCTCGCCTGGTTCACGTGGCCGTTGAGCCCGCCGAGCAGGGTTACGAGCGCCGCGCGCAGCGTGCCCGCAGCGATCGCCGTGGGCGCGCCGGCGATCGCATCGACGCCGACGAGTCCCGCGCCCGGCGATGCTGCTCCGGTCGCAACGAGGTCCGTCACGATCTCCTGGAGCTGCGCCTGGACGTTCGTGCCGGCAACGTTGTTGTGTGGCGTCGCTGCGATGGCCGCTGCGTTGTGCGCACCGGTCGGCGCGCTCACATGCGTGTTGAGGAAGCCGAGGAGCTGCGCGAGCTGGCTCTTCACGGAGCCGGCAGGGAGCGCATTGGGAGCGCCTGCCGCCGCGTCCACGCCGACGCGCGAGGCACCGGAGCTGCCCACCGCTCCGGTCGCGAGGTCGTCGATCAGTTCGTCGACGGCGGCCTGCACGTTGCCCGCGCCCACGAACCCGTGCGGCGCGTAGTCGATGGCGGTTGCGGCGTGGCGCCGGGCGACGGCGGTGAAGTGGTCGCGCAGCTCGGCGTCGGCCTCGTCGAACGCCGCCTGCACCGTTGCGGCAAGGGGCTGGAGAATGCTCCACGTCCCGGTGGTCACGGCCACCGAGGTGCCCTGCGCGAAGATGAACGCCTGCCGGCGCGAGGTGTCGAGGTCGGCGACGAGGATCTGCGTCTGCCCTGGGCGCCGACGAACGTCGCAGAGGAGCAGCTCGTCGGCCTGCAGCGCGGGCTTCGGAGCGACACCGATGGCGCCCTCGGGCGCCTGCCGCACCACGAGCTCGAACGACTCGTCGCGCCGGAAAAACACCTGCTGCGAGTTGCCGTCGGTGCGAGGGTCGGAGAGCTGGCGCTTGAAGCGCAGGAAGATGCCCAGCCACCGCTCGTTGCCGACCGTGGCGACGTCGGTCGGGATGCCCACGAGGTCGACGGCGCAGTCCACCGTCTGGCCGGTGCCGAAGAACATGCGCTGACCGAGGTTGTCGTAGGCCCGCCCGGGCGCGGTGAGGTCCACCGTCAGGTCGGGCACCGGGGAGTGCGGCGCGGGGACGGCGCCCGAGACGATGCCGTAGATGTTCAGATCGGCGGCGAGGTCCCGGTCGGCCTTCTCGAGCAGCGCGAACGCGAGGTCGAGCTCGGCCTCGGTGACGCGCTGGCGGAAGTAGAAGTCGACGCGATCGGCCATGTCCTTGCCTCGGGAGCGCCCACGTGGCTCTCCAGGGAGGCAAAGCCGCCGGAGGCGGGCCTCGGGGACAGGCCGTCAGTGGAGATCGGTCGTCTCTCCGAGGTCGCTGAGTCCCAGCTCCCAATGGTTCGGAAGGACCGGCGGCAGCGGCTCGACGAGGTCCACGAAGTGCGTGTGCGCGGGCTTCAGGTACTCGACGATGGCGCGGAGCTGGCGGCGCTCGCGGTCGGTGAGGATGCGCGCGACCTCGACGTTGAAGGCGTAGCGCGCGAAGCGGTCGGAGGGGCCGAGCACCCAGTCGACGCCAAGCAGCGACTCGCCGAGATAGCGCGTGTCGGCGTTGAAGGGCGAGATCGCCGAGATGTCGATGCCGAGGAAGAAGCGGATGGCGTTCTGGATGCCCTTGGCCGTCCCCTTCTGCCGGTACATCTCGACGAGGACCGACGCGAGGCGACGTTTGCCCATCGCGTCGAGCTCGAACGGGAACGGGGTGCCGAGATCGCGTAGGATGAGGTCGACGAAGGCCTCGGGCGCGCGCTCGAGGTCGAAGATGTCGGGCCAGCGATCGACGTCGGCGAGCAGGAGGTCCGTCACCTCCTGCAGGCACGCGATGAATCGGAACAGATCGCCGGTGTGATCGTCGCGCCGGTTGTGCTTCGGCAGCATGCGCCACAGGTCGAAGCGGCGCGTGAGTGGGCGCGCGGGTCGGAAGCCCGTGAAGCTCGCGCGGTCGTAGGGACCGAGGACGGCGTTGCCGAAGAGGTCTGTCACGCCGATGGCCACGACCTCGTGAAGCACGTCGGGCGTCATCTCGGTGTCGAGCGTGAGGAGCACGACACCCCCCTCGACGTTCACACCGGCGACGGCGATCGAGACGGCCGGCGCGCCCTTGGGCGTGAGGAGGAAGCTTGCACCGCTCGGGACCAGCACGGGCTCGTCGAAGGCCACGCGCACGGACTTCTGCGCGAGCGCCTGCGCGCCGACGACGCGGGGCGCGGTTCGGTCCTCGACGACGAACGAGTACACCTCGTCGAGCGAGGCCGCGCCCCCTACGGTCTGAGCGAGCACGCGCACGTGGACGGTGGCCAGGCTCGCGAGCGGCACCACCGGGTGCAGCACCACACGCAGCGTGTCAGGGCTCTGCGTGACGCCAGCGAGCGGCCCCGCGAAGGCAGGGGCAAGCTCGGGCACGGCGCTGCCGTCGAACGCGAGGACGCCATCGATCCACACGCGCGCGGTCGAGCGCTCCACGCCGTCCGGCCCGGTGTCGACCAGCTCGAGGGCGATGGTCGCGTCGATGGGCACGCCGCTCTCGCCGGGGCTCGGATCGCGGTTCACGAGCACGAGCCTCGGCGTCGTCGCGAGGAGCGCCACCGAGTCGACGTAGAGCGCGGGCAGCTCGATTGTGCTCATGCCGGGCTCCTCACGCGGTCACCAGCTCGAGCCGCACGCCGATGGTGTGCAGGCCAGACAGCTTCGAGACGTTCGCCGCGAGGTCCGTGACGAGACGCTCGCGGCCGGGCTTGGCACGCATGGACGCGAGCTTGGTGCCGTCGACGATGATGCTGGCCTCCCACGCGAGCCCCGCTGGCGTCGACGCGGGCACGCGCAGCCGCAGGAGCGCACGCACCAGCATCACCCCGGTGAGGTCCGTCTCCTGCGTGACCTCGGCGTGGTCGCCGGGCGCGAGCTCGAACAGGCGTCCGGGATCGTCGTCGCCGAGGACGAAGGCGTAGTCGCCGCCCGTCGCCTTCGACGTCGCGAGGCGCCCTTGTCCGCGCCCGAGACGGCTGGTGAATGCGCTCAGCGCCATCGCTCACACCTGCCGGAACAGCTCGATGTGGTCGAAGTACGCGCGCCGCGTGACGTCCTTCACGGAGAAGCCGAAGCCGCCGCGCCCCGACGTGAGCGGCTGCGAGCCGGAGTTGATGCCGAGGTGGTCGTCGATGAACTCCACCATGCCGGACACGGGCTGCCAGTCTGGTGGCGTGCCGAGCGCGTGCAGCGCGAGGTCGTTCTGGAAGACCTTGAGGACGACGTCACCGTTGGTGTTCACGATGACGTCGAGCCGCAAGTGCAGCCACGTCGCCTGCGCGAACGAGGCCGCCGACTTGAGGAGCACGCCGGGCCCGTCTGCGGTTGGCAGGCCGACCGTCACCGCGCCCTTACGGAGCACGATGCGGTGCGGATCGTCGTCGGAGAGGCCGAGCAGGTACGCGCTGTCGTTGACCGAGTTGCCCTGGCAGCAGAGGAACAGGAACGGCGAGAAGCCAGTGGGACCACCGCCCGGTCCGCGCTGCACGACGCCGCGGATCGAGCCGCCCTTGGCCATCGGCGCGAAGCTCGCGAGGTTGGCGAAGAGGCCCACCGCGCCCTCGACGGCCGCGAGCGAGTTGAAAGCGTAGAGGAAGCTGCCGCCGCCCGGTGGGCGCGCGATGCCCGCGGTCACGCCTCGGTCCACCGTCGCGATGTCGAGCCCGTCGTTGAGGTACGTCCAGTCTGCTTCGGCCATGATGGTTTCCTCAGATGGTGATCGCGGGCGTCCACCCGTCGTTGAAGTCCTCGACCGCCTGCGCGCCCGCGTCGAACATCGCGGTGCTCGAGGTGACCGCCGCCCACGTCCAGGCGTAGAGCTGGTTGCTGCGCCACTGGTCCTCGAAGTCCTCGCGCGGCTCGCCGTCGAAGACGCCCGTCGCGGCGATGACGTCGGCCCACTCGCGCGCGTAGGGCACGTTGCTCCAGCCCGACTCGCAGTCCTCGGCGGCGTTGCCATCGAAGGTCGCGGTGACGAGCTGCGCGGGCGGCATGTCGTAGAGGTAGACGACGTTGGCCCAGCCGCTCTCGAACTCCTCGTACCCCTTGAGCGCGCTGTCGAAAAATGCGAGCACGACGACCACGTCGTCGATGGAGTCGAGCAACTCGAACCAACGCTCGAAGTCCTCCCATGCCTCCTCGGGTGCGGTGCCGAAGCCCGCGATCTCCTCGAGGCTCGTCGCCGCCGAGAGCGCCCAGTGCTCGGCCTCGCCGGGCAGCGTGCCCGCATCCTCGAAGCTGGGGTTGAGGATCGCCATCAGAGCAGCTCCCCCGTGTCGCCGTTCACCAGCGTCACGGTCCGCAGCACCGGGAACTCGCGCACGTTGAGGCGCACGTCGGCGGGTAGGCCGTTCAGGGTCAGGTCGAGGCGCGCGTCGCCCATCTTCCGCACACCCGGCGTGTCGCGGATGACGTTGAAGAGGTCCGACCAGGCGATCTCGCCGACGGGGTTTCCCTCGGCGTCCTTGATGTTGAACCCGAAGTCGACGAGCGGGTTCGGCGTGCCGTCGGGCTCGTTCACCCGGAAGTACGCGGCGAGGTTCGCGCGCACGCGGTCGCGCACGTCGTTCGGCGCGTAGCCTTGGCGCAGGAAGATGCGCGCGGCGACGTCGACGGTCTTGTAGACCGGGTCCTGCACGCTGACCTGGAACGTGAGCGTGCAGGGGTAGACCTCGGTCACCTGCTGGAGCACGAGGTTCTTGAGCGCGGGCGTGGGAATCGCGCCGGGCGCCTGGGACTGTGGGACGACGTAGAGGATGCCCGTGTTCTCCGCGATGGTCGGGTCCTCGTTCGACGTGAGCATCAGCGCGCGGGCGACGCCGGAGAGACGGCGCGCGTTGATCTCGAAGTCCTCGCGCGCGACGGTGCGCGTGAGCGCGCGCAGGCTCTCGGGCGCGAGCAGCTTTGCCGACGCGACGGTCTGCCGATCCGCGCCCCCCGAAGCTGGCGCGGGGTTCCTTACCGAGACCTGCACCGCGTTGCCGTACGCGTCCTTGAAGGCGCCCTCGATGACGGCGATGCGCTCGGCGTCGACGTTGCCCGCGCTGCCGCCGCCGGTCTTGTAGGTGACCGAGACGGTGCCGCTCGGTGGCATGCCGCTCACGCCGTTGCCGAAGCGCAGCGTCGCTCGGTCGTTCTGGTCGACAGCGACGACGAAGTGCCGGTCGTTTGGGCGCGAGTCGAGGAAGCTGTCGACCTCGGCGAACGCACCCTGCGGCGTCGCCACGATGGCCGAGTCGTCGAGGTACGGGGCGAAGTCGAGATGCAGCTCGAGGTCGGCGAGCCCGCGCGCATCGAAGAGCTGCGTGTGCGTCTTCGAGTTCTCCACCAGCGCGAGGACGCGCGGCGGGTCGGCGGCAGCCGCGACGACCGCAGGAGCGAGAAGCTGGAAGCGCACCGGCTCGGTGACCTCCTGCGTGCGCAGCACAGTGCCGGCCGGGATGGTGACGCTCGCCACCGGCACACGCGCAAGCTGGAGCCAGACCTCAGCGGTCGCCGCCTGCGCGCCGTGGAGCCGGTAGCCGAGCATCTTCGCCAGCGCCATGACGCTCTTGCGCTGCGTGGCCGTGACGAGGCGTGACTCGCGGGCGAGGTTGTCTTGGTAGAAGGTCAGGACGTCGCCGACGTAGGCGTAGAGTTCGACGAGCAGGTTCCCGAAGCTGGCGACGTCGAAGTCGGTCCAGTCCGGGAACACACTCTTGATGAGCGCGATCAGCCGCGCCCGAAGGGCGTCGAAGTCTTTGTCGGTGTAGTCGACGGACTCGGGCAGCGTGGCCACGGCGGGATGCCTCCGAGGAGGCAAAGCCCCGGAGAACCAGCCCTCGGGGACGGGCTCACCGCTCGATCGACACGGCCACCGCCGCGTTGGTCTCGCGCTCGCGGACGCGCACCCGCAGCGTCAGGGCCGGACCGTCCTGCTCGACGGCGAGGCTCACGAGGGTGGCGCCCGGGACCCAGCGCTTGAGGGCGTCGCGCACGTAGACGCGGGCCAGCTCCTTCAGGGCGGCGTCGTTGCGCTGGTGACGCAGCAGCGCGAGCCCCGCGCCGAAGTTGGTACGCCAGGGCAGCTCCCCCGACGAGCGCGCCGTGGCGCCCTCCGTGAGCAAGGCTTGGCGGACCTTCGAGGCGAGCAGCGCCTCACCGCTGCCCACCGCGAAGTCGCGCTTCTTGTCGCGCCGAAACGGGATGAGGAGGTTCTGGGCTTCGCGGCTCATGGCGTTCTCCTCACGGCACCGGGATGGCGCCGCGCACGTCCTGGAGCGCCTTCACGATGGCGTCGATCGGCGGCACCACCTCGTCGAGCGGACGCCCGGCGAGGTTCGAGAGGTCGGGCACCTCGGGCGCGCCGACCATGCCGAGGAAGATGTTGAGGATGCCGATGAGCTTCCCGAGGCTCGCGAGCGCCTTGCCGACGTTCGCCGCCTCGGTCGCGACGTTCGCCTGCGCGCAGCTCGTGATGGCCATCAGCCCCGCGTCCTCGAGCTCGGTGGCGCGGTCGATGGCGCCGAGGATCTGCTGCATCTGCTGCTGCAGGTGCAGGAGCTGATCGCGCGCCTGCCTCAGCGTGTCGATGACCAGGTCGATGATCCCGATGATGGTGTACGGCAGCGAGAGCTGCGGGATGAGCTTCAGGAGCTTCGACACCTTCTCGGCCAGCTCGGGGATGCACGCGGCGAGCGCGGTCGGGTCGGGCGGCGGCCCGAGCGAGTCCGGGATGGCCTTCACGCAGTTGAAGACCGCCACCACGGTATCGATGATGTCGAACACCGGCATGAGCGGCGTGAGCGCGGGCTGGATGGCCTCCATCAGGTTGAACTGCTGGATGCTCACGCCGCCCGGTAGCGTGATGACCGGCGGATCGCCGAGCTCAGGGATTTCGAGGCAGATCGGGAGGGCCACAGCACGTCTCCTTCAGATGGGGGCGGCGATGGGCCGGACGACGCGGCCGCCGATGGTGATCTGCGTGCCCTCGATGCTGATGGCGCCGACCGCGCGCAGCGTGAGCGCCGTCGTCGCCTGCAGCGTCACGGTGTTCTCCTCGGCGTCGAAGACGAGGTGGTCGCCGGTCTTCTTGTTGGTGAGCCGGAGCTTCCGCCCGCCGCTCGTCTCGTCGAGCTCGACGCGAAAGGTCTGCGTGGCGAGCACGCGGTTGTCGGGCGGGTTCTTCTGCGCCTCCTCGGGGACCTCGCTCTCTCCGTTCGGCTTCCCCCAGTGCGCCGCGAGGTAGTACGGCGCGTCGACGTTGCCCTGGTTGAAGAAGACCGCGACCTCGGCGCCCTCCTCGGGCACCGCGAAGAAGCCCCTGTCCTTCGAGCCGCCGCCGCTCGTCCCCAGCGGCCACGCCCATGCGCTCTCGGGCTCGAGCACGCCCGGGATGCAGACGCGCACGCGCCCGAGCTGCTCCTCGTCGTCGCGCTTGGTCACGTAGCCCACGTACATGCCGAGGAGCCGCGAATCGTGCGTGTGGATGTCGTCGTCGAAGGTGCTCATCGCGTGGCTCCTCAGTACATGCGGCTGACGCCGGCCTCCGGGTCCTCGACACCGACGACGTTGCCGTCGTGCCGGTACTCGACGACGGTGCGGCCGGTCTCCGGGTCGACGCGCTCGAGCTCGGTCACCGTGCTCGTGCCCGTCGCCGGTGTCGTGCGGTTCGGCTCGCCGCCCTGAGGCTGCCCTCGTGCGCTCGGGCCCGCGCCTCGGCGAGCGCCGGTGCCGTCGCGCGTGAGCTTCAGGTCGACCACGTAGCCCGACGACGAGATGACGTGCTTCGCCTCGGTCACGTAGTACTTGCCCGAGAGCAGGCTCGAGATGCCGCGCACCTCGACGACCTGCTTCGCGCGTAGCGTCGGGTCGCCCACCACCTGCAGCGCGAGCTTCACCGTTTCGCGTTCGGCGCGGCGGAAGCGCGCGGCCGACTCGCGCTCGGCGGCAGCCGGCGTCGGCGCGGAGGTCGGATGCACGCTGGTCGTCGCGTTGCGCTCCTGAAGCGAGGTCTCGCCGGTCTCGCGGTCGACCACCTCGAGGACGTCGCTCAGCGTCGCGCGCTCGAC